ATAGAACCAATTAAACCAGAACATCAGACTATGTCTACATTCATCAACGATCTACTTTATCGAACATCAAAGGGGTTGACACCGTATGTTACCCTGAATTTATCAAGCGAACAAAGTTCGCCAGAAAAAACAAAAGAAAAAAAACAAGAGAGCGCAGATAAATTCTCTAATATAGAATCTATTAATAAGAATAAGGAAAAGAAAAAAATTGACCCTTTTTCTTCTCCCAAGATCAAAAAAGAATTAATTCCTGATGATCTACAAAGACACGCCGATTTAATTGTTGAATGGTGGCCGATAAGACATAAAAAAAAGGCAACTTGTAGCGAAAAGGTCGCGCAACGCATCTTTAAGACTTTGAGATCGTTTACCCTTGATGAACAGATTAGGGCGCTAGAAATGGCAATAATCGGGGGTTACAAAGACGTTTACAAACCAAACGACAAAAAATTCTTTAAAAAAGAAGAACCAGTTGTTAATCATCCCGCGTCAAAAGTATTTAAAGCAAGCGAACAAAACTGGCCTAATTTAAATATCGTAAACGAACTTTCTTATAAGGACGATGGAAAGATTAGTTGATTTAGGTTCACTTGTAAGAACCTTAAAAGCGGGATTGCAAAAGCCAAACCCTGCAAACCCTGACCGCAAAATGTGGAGTCTGACCGATCTCGACAAGAAAACGGACGGATGGCAAACTGTGGAGGACGATTGCAACAATGCAAAATCACGATTCCCAAAAGGTTATCAGGGCGTAAAACATCGAAACCTCGCCCGATCAAATGAACCTGAAGAACGTGTTGAAGTCATCGACCCCAAGGATTACCCGATATGAACACAACAGAAAAAATAAAAAACGCTGAAACAAGAATCGCTGAATTAGAGCGATTGATACAATTCTGGAAACAACCTAAACCCAAAAAAACAAAACTCAAATGAAAATAGAATCAATTCCAGCCCGACTTTTATCGCCAGAACAAATTACAAAAGGTAGAGTCATTTTTAGACAAGGACTTAGTTTGATTTCTAAAAACAAACTATTCAAAGAAAAACAAAAACTATATTCTGCACCTTCAGGATTTACCCCTTGGAGAGAACTACTTGGTCACTTAATGTATTACGAAATGGCTTTGCCACAAGCAATGCGTTTCGGTCATCAATGCGATAAAGAAACTTGTGTCGCATCAAGTTACGCGCTCCATTTCGATTCTCCTGTAAGACATATTTCAAGAAATCTTGGCGAAGCTTTTTTAAAAACTTCCACTAAAGGAATTATTAAACCTCCTATAGCTTTAGAACATTTCATTATCAACTTGCCAAAAGATTTGTTGTTTGATGATTGGGATCAGTCTCTTGACGGATTGCTAGTCATGACAGGAATGTGTTTTAAACGAGCCTGTGCTAGACAAGGCATAGAGCTTGTAATGGATGGATTTGATGGTATTTATATTTTTGGGTTTAGTAATTACGGCAGTTCAATTATTAATACATCATCTTGGAAGGATCTGCACCACTCAAAGCCGCACTTAGACCCATATTGTGTGCAGGGCTATGAGACAAAAACTCAAGCTGCTTGCATGAAAATGCAGCAGATAGTTGTTCATTCATTACTTACAATGGCTTACAAACCAGAATTGCTTTCTGAATCAAAGCCATTGCCCATAATTTCAGGTCATAGCTTTCGTGATCTTGGTAAACAAAAACAAGCAAGAAACAATGTATGGATTGGAAAAGAATTTATTAGTAAGTCTAGAAATAGATTAAAATCTGATGACAGCGAAGGCTCGCCAGTGGCTTCTCATTGGAGAAGGGGTCATTGGCATACTTATTTAGTTGGGTCAAAACGAGAAAAGAAAATTTTAAAATGGATTGAACCAATTCACGTTAATTCAGAAATGGCATCTCATTGCCCTTAAACTATCAACAATTTAAACCAATGGAAACAAACGATTTACCACTTTTCAATTATCCAGTTGCACCAAGCAACCAAACAGAAACATCAAAAGATGCCGCTGAATCTATCAAAGACAAAATAAACGGGATGTGTCTTGATGTCTTACGATGTGTGAGAAACTTTGAAGATGGGCTGACTTGTGACCAAGTAGAAGAAATACTTGGGATGAAGCATCAAACAGCATCAGCCCGCCTTAATGACTTGTCAAAATGTCAACCCGCGTTTCTTCAGCATCGTTTCGATACATCAACAGGGAAACCTTTAAGACGCCCTACGCGAAGTGGCCGAACAGCAAGAATTTATTTTGTGACGCCTTACGGGATGTCGGTGGCATGAAAAAATTACTTGAACCGCTACCTATCGCAAGAATAGAAAAAACCCACAAATATATTTGGGAACCGACAGGGGAACAGCTTGCATTTTCAACAACTCAAGTTTGTAATACAAAAACACCTGAACAATTAGAAAACATTGAACGCTATCGCCATAAATGGCAACCACGCGGAGAAACAGCGCATTATGCTTTGCAACAACGTATGCTAGGCAACGATAAAATCGAAATGGGCGATTATGAAGATTGGATTAAGCCTCTGATGGATTTGGAACTGTGGGAAGATTTCGAGCCGTGGGCGGTTGAATATATGCTTTGTGATCTTGAAAAATCTGTCGGCGGTCAACTTGATCTTCTGGGCTATGACAACAAATCGCAAAAACTTATGTTGATTGATTTAAAAACACAATCGCAAAAGTACGCCAAGCCTTATTCAACGGATGCGCAGATGGGAAGTTATCTTGAAGCGCTTGCGGAACATCACAAAATAATCCCTGATGTATGCAAAACAATCTGGGCTAGACCTAATAAATGTGTAGTTGGCGAAGATCAACACACGATTGATTGCGCTTATGCGTGGTCGCAGGCGTGGAAAAGATTTGATTCTGAACAAGGAGGATTTTAAATGAAAAAAACAATGAAAACGAAACCAGAATTTCCAAAACATAAAATTTGGTTTGATGAAGAATTGAAAAAGTATTTGATGGTATTTGATGGCTTGGATGGCGTTCCAACTCCTTATCAACTTGAATTAAGTGAAATTGGTGTTGAAACTATTAAAACTGCCTTTGTAAATACTCCCATACATAAGGCTATGGGTAAATTTTGGGGTTATCAAGAATTTCCAGATGATGAACCTATAGTAAATGGCGAACCATTTACAAAAGGGGCTACACACATTTACTTAGCAAGTTATGATTTGTCCGCTTTAACTGCACTTGCAAAAGTGCTTTGCAATTATAGGTGTTGGGAAGATGCAAGAACTTGAATTTCGTGTTGTAGGTCTACCCGCGCCGCAGGGTTCAAAAACTTTGACAAGATACGGCGGATTGATGGAATCAAGCAAAAGGGTTAAGCCGTGGCGTCAGGATATTATTCACGCGGCGCTTGAAGCGTTTGCAGGCAACCCATTCAATGAACCCGTGCAAGTTTCTATTGAATTTATAATGCCGCGCCCTAAGAGCCATTTTGGAACAGGTAAAAATGCAGAAATTTTAAAAAATAGTGCGCCTTTTTTCTGCACTAGCAAAACAACAGGAGACGTTGACAAGCTAACCCGCAGTACTCTTGATGCTCTTTCTGTTACATCTGGCGGAACTGTTCTTGCAGATGATTCTCTTGTTGTTTGTTTGCAGGCGTTAAAACGCTATGCAAAACGATTTGAACATATCGGCGCAAATATAAATATAAAAACTTTTGACAAACCTGAATAAATTGGTAGACTAAAGAAATCAGACTAATACTAAGATGTCAAACCAACCTGAACCAAACCTGAAGCAAGAGTACATGAAAGACTTCCAACAGGCTCAAAAAGAGTTCCCAACAATGGGAAAAACAAAACAAGTTGGGGTCGGAAAATTTGGCTACAGCTATTTACCACTTGAACAAATGTTGTCTTTAGTTACGCCTGTTTTACTAAAAAATAAAATTTCAATAAGCCAAGTATTTGATTATACGCCGACAGGTCAAACATTGCTTGTTACTAAATTGATGCATCAAAACGGCCATGAAGAAGTAAGCAAACTACCTTTGTTTTTACCGCCTAGAGATTTAGAAAATCCAAAGAAAAATGAAACCCATGTTTGGGGCGGTTCTGTTACTTATGAAAGTCGATACAGCATTAAAAAAATTCTTGGTATTGAAACAGATATGGATTTCAATATGGAAGAAGAAGAAAAGATTATAGATAAAAAACAACCAGAAAATAACGATGTTGTAAGAACACCGACAAAACCGAATCAAGAACCCGACAAAGATTACCTAATTCCCAAACCTATTAACGAAATGGCAAGAGATTTAATTTGTCAAGATATACGAAATTCAGGCCATCAAGACGTAATACTTGAAGCCTTCAAACAACATTTTAAATTAAAAGTAAAACAAGTACGTCCTGAAAATATTACATTATCTGAACACGGCAGATTTTTGCGCCAAGCTGTTGAAAAGTATAAAAATGATTAATGACCGAAGAACAGGCCACACAATCAGGCGATGAAATCATTGCTCAATTACGATCTCGCCGCAATTCTTATTACAACCGCAACAAATTTTATTTCAGAACCGATGATTCGCAAGCCACCCTAATCCGTAAATACTGCGCGAAAAATAAAATTTCGCTTACACAATTATTCGATCAACTTTTAACAAATTTTTTTAATCATGCCTGAATTTAAATTTAAACCCGCCACACCTTATCCAATCAAATATTCAACAAACGAAAGAAGTCACGAATTTGAAGATGTAGAAAAATATCCGAAAGGGATGTCTCTTTTTATTCCTGTCGAATCTGTATCTGGTTTCTGTGACCACTTAATGAAATTGGTCGATACAAAAACAACAGAAGGGAAAGTTTGGGATTATTCACAAAATAAAGAAATAGAAGTCGAGGGTATTTATATAAATGCCAAGGGGAAAGTAGGTAAATATGGAGACTTTGGCAATATAAATTTAAATTACATTGAGCCTAAATCGGGCGATGATATTCCTTTTTAATTCTTGAATTATTATCGTCTTTTTCTTTTTTAAGACTTATCTTAATTATTTCTGTTTCGAGATCGCCAATCTTTGCAATGCAATTTTTGATGATCTCGTCTTTTTGCCAATTTTGCCGCTGATAATTTACAGCTATATCGAGCAAATATTCAAAGTCAGTTATCTCGCCTAACATCCGCGCCTGAATCTCAAGATAAAGTTGATCTTCAATCGTTTCTGTTATGGTAAGCCAATCATCCCAAGCCATAGCAACCTGACCTCCTTATATTGAAAATAGGCTAACTTTTGGGGAATTAGTTAGCCCATTTTTTGCAGAGAAGGCACTGACCACCAGATGCCTCACGCCAACCATAACTTGAAGTTATGTAACAGGCCACAACTTTTCTTTAACTAACTTAACTATTTCGTCATCAATATTTGTTTCTGTGGATGCGCTGTAGTCCTCTAACAGCGAAATTACCAAAGATTTCACAGCATTTGATTTGACAAAAAACTTTAGTATTGGCTTGATAAATCTAATCATTTTTTTGTAATATATTCTTTCCAACTCTAAACAAATTTGCTAGTTTTAGCAAAAAGCCTTAATTATGGAAGAACAAGAAGAAAAAGAAGGTAATCGTGTTGAAACGATTGTTAAGATTGCGGTGTTAGTTTGGTCTGCTGCAATGCTAAGTCTTTCTTATTACGAACCTCCTGATGGGAAGAAGATTGTAGACTTTGATCCAACTTTCATCGCTTCGATTTTTTCAGGGAGTTTAGCCAGTTTCGGTTTGCAGGTTGGTAAGAAAAAGAACAATAATGCTCCTAAAATAGTAGATAATAGTAAAAACAATTTAGGTATCAAATGAAAAAGCTCTTACTACTTGCAGCATTTATTATGCCTTCTGCACACGCAGATTTGATTCATAAGATGACAAGTTCAACGCAACTTACAGTAGATGGTGCATATACCGTTGCTGAACGAGGTGCTAGTACATACAGTGTTTCTGGTAGCAATATTAAAGTTGCATCTGCTGACGATCACTTTGGTAAATTAGTTGCCCCAGCAAGTGCTACGGCAGCAGCGACATTAGATGCTGGCACTTATGACGTAAACACCGCAGGGTCAGCCTTCAGTTTTCAAGAATCATGGATTTCTGGTGATGCGGCTTATGCTGTTGGTTCTGGAGTGGATGTTTCTGCAGGTGTAATACCTGACCTTCCAGTGCTATCAAAAACTACAACTTATAGCGGAGGAGTTGCTGGAAACTTGGCTGGTACTGTAACAAGTTCTGGCTTAACAACAGTAACGGCTGGTGGGGCTGGTACTACTGCTATAGGCCAATTTGTAACTGAATTATCAATACTAGATTAATGAAATGGTTAGGTTTACTTGTTTTATTAATATCTAACCCACTATATGCAATACCAGTTGTACCAAATTTTAGTCAAGGCTCAAGTTTTAGCACCACAAGAACAACTACTAATATTAACGAGCAAATTAAAACCGTTGAATTTTCTGGATCAACTTACAGCGTTACGGGATCTGGTGTCAGTGCTGATAGGGCTATCAGTCCTCAATACACTGACTTACAAACGACTTTAAACGGTGAAACTTATACATGGAAACAAGTAGATCTAAACAACAAAGCAAACTTTTCACTTACAACAAATGGTGCAGCCTTTCAATTTACGGAAGTTTACAAGCAACCTTCGGTAAGTCGAATTACAGACGTAACAAGACAAATAACCAGCGAAAGCGTTACAGAAACTACTACAGTGTTCTCCCAGTAATAGCAAGTCTTACTTGTCTTATAAATAAACCAATTTTAGCAAACACCTCATCAACCGCAGCGCCCGTAGCCCAGTCGTCATCTAGTGTTTCCAATCAAGCTGTACAAGTATTGCAGGGTAATCTCATTGAGTCTCAATTTGGTGGAGGTATAGTTTGCCAAAACTCAATGCTTACAATTAGCCCTTTTGTAACTACTACATTTAATCAAAAGCGACCTCAAGACTTAAGATATACAACCCCTGTTTATAACATGGCAACTGATGATTCAGGTCATTTGACAAATGCAGGGGAAATTCTTTACCACCAAGAAAACTATTCAGCCAACAGAGATAATCTTGGAATTAATTTTGGGATAGCTGCTACCTTTTCAATTCCTTTAGGTTCTGCATATCAAGATGCTTGCTTAAGATCTGCTACAACTCAAGAAAAAATACAAAATCAGATATTAAATAATAAAAAACTAGATTATGAATTAGCAAGATTAAAGAACTGCGGAGAACTTAAAATTGCTGGTATTCAATATCATCCATCAAGTCCTTATCACTCTATTTGTGCTGATGTTCTAGTTACAGAAAAGATGGGTCAAGTTATCCCACATACTCACGAATTAAAGTAGACAAGCCACGGGCTGTGGTAAGGCTTATCTACAGTTATTTATTTTACATCTTCTTTTGTTATTTTTTTCTTTAATTGTTTAAATATTGTGGAAAGTAGCTTTTTTATTACAGGAGCCAAAAGCGCAGACCCACCAGCAACCACACCCAACACAGTAGTAGAAATGAGCATTTGAGGAGTACCAATAAAAGTTTCTCGGAATGGAACTTTCTCCCAGATTGCGACACAATCATTCTCCACTTTTTCCCATTTTAATAGCCGTTCAGTCCGTTTATCATTTCTGTAATCTCCTGTTCTAAATGGTGGGTTTAAAGGTGGGCAAGGAATATATAATTCTTCTTTTTCTTTTTTTACTAATTTAGTTAAATCTGGTTGTATTATTGGTTCTGGTTCTGCTCTATTACTTAACTCTGACTGTGTATATGTAAACTCATTAGGTGTATAGTTTAAAGGTTCATAGCTTGGCATTACTACACCACATTTTATAACTGTTCCATTTTCATCAATATCAATTTCTGTTACTAAATTATTTCTATGTACTTTTACGCAAGCTGGATAGTCAACAATTAATTTAGGTACTTTTTTTATTTTGGGTATCAGAGGTTCATAAACCTCTATTCTCGGAATATTTATTTCATTAATTTTTACTTCTTTAATTTCCATTAAAAGGAATAGAAACGCCTGTAGTTTTTGGAAGTTGTTTATCTAAAACTTTGCCCATAGACCCACTTACTTCAGTAAGTATCTGATTCATAACTTGACTTTTAAATTGCTCTGACGTAACAAATCTGTAAGTAATAAATGCCCCTGCACTCATGGAAGCTACCATAAGAAAAGAAACAATGCTTAAAATATTAGCGATTTTCTGGAACATGATAAAATTTGCGTTACTTAGAGCTATGTCTGTAATGAGCATAGCCGTATTAGTTCTAATTATAGGTTTGACACCACTATATGTCACATTAGGGGTCTTAAATCGTCAAATAATAAGTAAGCCTACAAAGTAGTTTTAGCTCTGCATGACTTTGTTTTACACGCCCCAGAACAATATATCTTTCGTTGTTCCATTGTATTGAAAGTAATACCACAGACAGGACACTCTCTTACAAGTATCCCCTCTACTTTTTTACGTTTTCTTTTATAGGTTGTTCTTTGTTTATCTCTTGCAAAAGCAATTGGTATGCTTGAACTCCACCTTCTAGTTTTAAAATATATTGTTTTTGATTAATAATTTCTTGCTGCCATTCAAGAATCTGTTTTTCTATAAGTTGTTTCATTAATACTTAGTTTTCCCTAGTATAACTGCGTTTTCTTGCTCTGTGAAGTCATACTCGCTTGTCCATATACTTGTTCCGTCTTCTTTAACATATTGTTTAATAATTTCAAGATGTTCTACATTCCTTTTTATTCTATCTTTCTGTTCATTAGTAGGGGATGACAAAGCAGCCAGTTTGTTTATTACAGTTACGCTATCTCCAGCGTTTTTAAATAAAGTTGCAATTTCTTCTGTGGTTCGTTCAGCCATGATAAAAATTTTTAGGGTTTAGGATTATCTGATTTTACTTTAGCAACATGATCTCGCCATGTCGTTGTTCCATTAACACTATCCCAATATTGCATATCCATCTGTTCCTGCCAACTCGCATACTGTTCTACTCTTCTTACTTTATAATCATTAGCAGTTTCTTCTGCTTGGGCTGCAGCTACTTCTGCATTTCTAGCTGTTTCTTCTTCGTCTGTCATTAAGACAAGAATACCATCTACTAATTTGTTCATAAAAATCTCCTGTTAGGAAGTTGCAATTCCATATAAAGATATTGTTCCTGATGAAAGGTCACCAGATGATCCAAATATCTGTATAGAGTTTTGTGCAGTTGTAGTTCTGTGGCCATTGCTTTGCGTTTGCATATTTGAATCAGTTGCATCATTACTTTCACCAACACCAATAGAATGAACTTGAGTAGATTTTGTTTGATTTAAATGACTAATTAATATTTCGCCATGTTTTGATTTAGCACTGAATCCACCAAGTATTTGCATAGAAGTGTCTGATGATCCACCTCTATTGTAGTTGTTGCCAGTATCATAAGTACCGTCAATTCCTACTCTCATTCTCAAAGTACCAGCACCACTTGTATTAAGTGAAAACATAATTTTATATTGTGTATAACCACTAATTGAAGTAAAAGTTACTGCTGCTGCGGCTGAAGTAAATGTAGTGTTTGATATTAAAGTTAATTTACCTCCGCCACTAGCTGCCGCAAATCCAGCTTCACCATTTGCATCAACTGTTAATACATGACCCTGTGTTGCGGTGCTGCTTTTGACTATAAAATTCAAAGCTGGAACTCTAAATTTAGTAATATTAGAATCACCTAAAGTAATTTCATTATCTACATCTGCTGCACTAGCAGTAGCGTCATGGCCAATAATTATATTATTATCTCCTACTGTAAGATTATTTGTCCCTGTATCAGCAGCATCTTGTCCAATAATTACATTTTTAGAACCAGTACTTAAATCCCTTGCACTACCTCTCCCGATACATACGTTTTCCGTTGAAGATGTGGCATCTTTTGCACACTCATAACCTATAAAATGATTGCTAGAACCTGTAAAATCTTGTCCAGCAAAAGTACCAATAACAACACTCTGACTACCAGTACTGTTCTGACCAGCTTGCTGACCTAACATAACATTATAATCACCTTCGGTATCGGCCATGAATCCAGCGACAAGATTTCCAGTTTCATTTGTGATCGATTGACCAGCCCTTCTTCCTAAACAGGTGTTTCCTGTACCGCTACTAATTGTTTTCCCTGCTTCATGTCCAAAAGCACTGTTGTCACCAGAGTTAGTACTTGCAGCGGCTAAAGCTTCACTTCCAAAAGCAGTACTTCTATTTTGAGAAGTAGTTGCAGTACCAGCGTTGTAACCGAAAAAAGTATTATTCGTACCATTTGTGATACTGTCACCGGCATTAGTACCCCCGACAGTATTATTGTCAGAGTCAGATACAACACCACCCCCTGATGCGGCTGCAAAACCAGCCTCACCGTTAGCATCAACCGTCAAAACATGGCCTTGTGTGGCAGTGCTACTTTTAATAACAAAATTTAAAGCTGGAACTCTAAACTTAGTAATATTAGAGTCGCCTAATGTTATTTCATTTGAGGTACTAGCTGAAGGATTTACATTATAACCTATGCAAATATTGTTCTCTCCAGTGACTCCTCCTCCACCTTGACCAGCCCGAAATCCTAGGAAAACATTCTTACTTCCAGTGGTGGTATTTTGCCCTGCTTGATACCCTGCAATTACGTTATCACTGCCCGAACTGAAATTTTGACCGGTAAAAGCTCCTAAAGTACAATTCCTTGTACCGCTAGTTGTCTCTCTTTGTGACCAAGTTCCCACCGCCACGTTATACCCATTGGAACTGTTATTTTTTAAAGCATTATCTCCTACAGCAGTGTTATCGTAACCTGTCGCATTTTTCATGGCTTCATGGCCTATTGCGGTAGAACCGCCTGTATCTGTAGTATTTACAACAGAAGCTCCAGCGTCATAACCTACAAAGGTATGCTGATCACCAGAAGTGATCGAAGTCCCTGCATTAAATCCATATAAAGTATTTTTTTCTGCATCAGTTCCTGTAAAAGAATCCCCTGCATTTGTACCGCCTACAGTGTTGCCTTGTGCATCTGAAGTAACACCACCGCCACCACTACCACCACCAATTTCTTTAACAGTTCCACTATCATTTACATATAGTTTTTTTGCAGAAGTATCTATAGCAACTTCGCCATTACTTATATCACTTGTTGTTGGAGTGCTTGTGCCTCGTTTTAGTTTAATTGTGTTTGACATTGATTTGCTCTCCTATTAATTAGATTCTAGTATGAGCCTCCATCTATGTCGAAACTAGATGTAGAGCCATCTTCTAAAAATGTAACTAAATCAGATAGTGCAACTTGTTTCATAGTGCCATTATCATTTAAAACTACTCTATCGGCTGCTGCTAATGTAGTTGAAGTAGCAGATGTTGCCCCATCTAATAAATTAATTTCAGCAGTTGTAGCTGTAACTCCATCTAAGATATTAAGTTCAGAAGAGGTAGATGTGACTCCATCTAAAATATTCAATTCAGCAGTAGTAACAGTAGCTCCATCAAGTATTTGTATTTCAGCTTCAGTTAATGCAGCTAACGCAGCAGATCCTCCAGATTGACAACCAGATAAATTATCTAAATCGGCATCATAAGCCTGAACATTAGAACCAATTGCTAATCCTAAACTAGTTCTTGCTGTAGCTCCAGATTCCAACACAAAATTAGATCCATTACCAACAATAAAATTACTATCCGTTGGAGTTAAACCAGCTATATCACTAAGTTGTGCGTCAAATGCTTGTACATTCGTTCCAATAACTAAGCCTAATGCTGTTCTAGCTGCACTTGCACTTGTGGCACCCGTTCCACCATCGCCAATCGCAAGAGTGTTTGTGATCGAACTAGCGGCAAGATCAACAGCAATTTCACCAGATTCAATAACAAGTCCACCATTTGACTTTAAATCGACTGATAAAGTATTTCCACTTTTTGAAAGGCCGTCAGATGCCGTAATCTGACCCGCACCAGAAAACTGTGTAAAGCTTAAATTGTTAGTATCTACAACTGCTGATCCCTTTGAACTTGTACAGACAAAGCCATTTTCAGAATTGACAGTTCCTTGATCTACAAATACAAATACAGATGACGCATCTGAACCCGCTGCTAGGTCATCAGTCCTTGTCCATGAGCTTGCCTTGCAAAGATATAGTCCATTTTCAGTTGCAGTGCTTTGGTTTTTAACAAGAACTCTTTCATCAGCAGAAACAGAAACTCCATCAATAGTCTGTGTTCCAGATAAAGTGATGTTTGCTGTTGTTGCCACCTTAACAGCTTCTTTAATATCTAATCCTTGACTGACACCATCTACATAAGACTTTGAAGCTGCATCACCGTTAGCGGTAGGTGTAGCTAAATTTGTTATTTTTTGACTATTTAAAGATACAGCACCAGAAGGGGCTGTCATCTGATCTAATCTATTTGCCTGTACACCTGTATCAAAATCGCTTATCTTGGTGTGTGCTATTGAAGGAATATCATCACTTACTAATGCTCTAAACGTAGGTGCAGCAGCACTTCCAGTTGTAGGACCAGCTAATACAATATTTGCATTTCTAGTTGTTGCTTTATCAAAAAATGCTCCCTTACCACCAATAGCTTCAATAGATGTTGCGGAACCTGCCGCACCTCCTGTACCTTTACCAATAACTAAAACTTCATCACCTTCTCTAAAAGCAACTTCAGCATTTTCAAGAGTGGTAGGGTTACTTGAGCCTGTTGATCTTTTTATTCTGATTGTATTAGCCATTTCTAAAAGTTACCCCCATCTAAAAGTGTGCTTTTTGTTGTAGTGCTATCTAGTTTCAGCTTACCACTAGTTGCGTCATAGTACATTATAGAATTATCAACTTTATCTGTGTGTACTAACTCAATGTCAAAAGCAGGACCTTGTGGCCCTGCCGTTTTTACAGTGACAACTCTAGTTTCACCATTGACAGTAACGGTGTTTTTGTTTTGAGTGATATTTATGTTGCTCATTAGATGGTAGTATAACCTTCGCTTACAAATATATTACCTTCTAAATAATATTCTCGCTCTGTTGCTGAAGAATTTAAAATTAAAACATCATAAACTAATTCATTGGGTGTAAATTGCAAAGTTTGTGTGTGTGAAAGACTCATTGTAAATTCACCGTTTGTTCTGTTTGTATAAGCAATCGTGAAATCTGCATATTTTCCTGTCCTTTCTTTATCCCAAACCTGTGCTGCAATAGTAAATCCTGATAAATTAACAGCATCATCATTAGAATCGGTTATTCTTATTGACTCTTTATGATCTGCTCTTCTTTGAACAGTAAAATCATAAGTTCCAGCAATAATAGCCATTTTAACTATAAGGTGATGTGCCTAGTATATCAGTTTTCCATTGTGCTTTTAACGCATCAGTGTCACTAGCAGCAGCAATCCCAGAATCAGCAGGTGCATCTCTTAAAGCTTGTCTTTTTGCTGCTATATCAGTTGTACTCGTTCCAGCTTCTAACGCCTTTGTAAACTCAACATCAAGTTCTGTAAATTTCGATTCTCTTGCAACACGAATATTATCCTTATGAATTTCTCTGGCTTTTGCCATGTCAACGCCAAATCCCATTGTTTACTCCGTATAAGTCCAAGCGTTTCTAAAACTCCTGTCAGTAGGAATCGCAGATTTATCTACAGTATAAACTGTCTTACCACTAGGACAAGTTTTATCTTTAATTTCATCTAAAGTTAAATGAGTATTATCCATAGGTATAACAATAGAAATACCACCATCGTCATTAGCATAGATAAATCTTTTGTCTGAATTAGCCATAAAGTTTTCTTTTAGTATATCTTAATTATTTTTAATCACCAAAAACAGCAACGTGTATCCCTTTACAGTCAGTATTGGTACTCCCTTCCCTTGCATAGACTCTAACAGAAGCGGCTAATTGTGGGGTATTAACAAGTCCAGCCAAAACATCATCTGTACTTGTTGCTCCACCAGTTTCACTTAATCTTTTTGAAATATTCACTACATAATTAACATTCGACATATTAGTAGCAAAAGTAATTGTATAAATGCCTGTTGCATTATCAGTAACCCCAGAAACATTAAAACTATTATTTCTTGGATCTGTTGAACTGCTGTCATCAGTGCCATCAAAATTTACCCAAGCTTTTGCTCTTCCCTGTTGGAGTTGCTCTGACGTTGAAGCATTACCACCACTTGCATCTTGAATTGTATTAACTTTAAGTGTGGACATAGTTAATCTCCAAAAACTGCAATTGCTCCAGCTGGAGGATCAACATTTTGACCTCCCCCGCCAAAAGTTGTTATTCTAAAATATGAAAACCGAACACCAGTTGTAAGTTGACCGCTTGCAACAAGTTGAGGAATATTTATATTTGAACTACTTACTTCAGAAGTTGATACAGCTGCGTAATTAGTATTTCCCATATTTGTTTCAAAAACAAAGGTGAAATCACCCGTCCCATGGTCAGTAATCCCAGAAATATTAAAATTGTCATCTCTAGAAGGCGTACCACTTGAAACTGTAAAATGACACCACGCCTTACACAGTTGTCCTTTTTCCGTTCCAGTGGAATTTTGAAATACTGGTGCATTAATATTCAAACTTTTAACAGTATTGACAGATAAAGTACTCATCCTGATACCTCACATACAATTAAATTTCCTGTACTTTTTAAATCTGTACCATTACCTCTTCGATTGACGTGAACGTCCGATGCATTAGTTGATTTAATTTGATATTTATATGTTATGTCTGATAAACCACTGTCAACATCTGTTTCGTCTAAGTGTTGGTATGAATAATTAAAAGCTTGACCAGTATTTACTCCAAAATGCAAAATACTTGTGCAAGGGAAATCGCTATCTGTACTTTGTGCTATGTTTACACCATTCCTAACCAAATTTAATCGGATTGCAGAATTTGGGTCTTCATGACTTACTGTAAATGATGCCATTATTAAAAATTTACTATTTTCAGATGAAGGTGAGATTGTTACACTTAAACCTACAACATCTACAAAATCAGCATTAGTGGCAGTAGTTTGTGAAGTTGTAAAAGCGGGGACAATTTGAATAATACCGCCATAAGCCCCTGTATCTAAACCACCTGTAGGAACTAAGCTGTTAACTTTAATCTGACTCATAAATTTATTATAAACATTTTTATACTACAGTCCACGTCTGACCAGAACCAACTGTAACTTCTACTCCTGAATTTATAGTAATTGGCCCAAAACTTCCAGCGTTTTTTCCAGTTGATACCGTATAGCTTGCCGTAACTGCTTGATCGTTTTCCCAAAAAATTTGATTATTACTACCAGCAGCACCTTCCGCACCACCAGCCAATCCCCAACCTAATGCACCACTTTCATCAATAGCGATTAAGGCATAACCAGAACCAGCACTGACAGTAGTTGCAGCAGTAGGAGCAGCAGCAGGTAAAGTTAAAGTTAAATTGGCAGCAAGAGTAGCTGGTGCTTTTATTGCAACATATTCACTCCCTGAGTTTTCTAAAAGCCTTAATTCTTTTTGATTTTCTATTGTTAAACTAGATTGGTCAACAAATGCTATTGCGGCTTGACTAGCAGTAAATCCTAATTGATTTGATGCTTTTTTATATAGTCCAGTTCCAGCATCACCAAAATGCAAAGCTGGTGCTGTATTTGATCCAGCAGTAGCAGCTAGTACACCTGTAAGAGTACCTCCTGATGCTGATAAAAAGCCAAAATTATCAACTAAAACATTTCCTAAAGTTTTAAACTCACTACCAGTATATATTTTCAGTAACGCTTCACCTGAACCAGCGTTTGATGTATTTATGTGTAATTGATAAGGTGCAAGGTTAGCAGCACCAGAGGGATCACCAGCAGCACTATTAACAGTCCTTAATGATTCAAATATATCTTTCATTGCTTCTCTTACAGCAAGGCCAGTACCGTTATCAGGTGAAAAATTACTGCCAGATTCTTTTCCAGTTGAATTAACTCTTGCCATTAATTAAGCTCCTTTTCCATATCCTACCGCCTGAAATGTAAATTTCACATCAATCACGGTATTAGATGAGTTCTTAAATACTATTGTAAACCCTTCTCTTGAAATAGCACTTAACACATGAAATGCACCTGATGGGGCATCTTCTGTTGCTATGGATATTGAGGGCAAGAAAGCAGTAGTTGAACCGCCTATATTAGTAGTTCCTGTAAAAAATGGGTTACCAAATACAACATCTAGACCACTTGCACTTGTTGTTGATTGTAAAGGTGTTGAAATGATGTTTCCACTAGATTTGTAAGTAATTTCTTCTCTTAATGGCAAGAAGGCATCAAAACCTAATTCTGTAAATTTTATATTTTCATTGACATCTACAGAAATTAAATTGCTCTTAAATTTAAAAGCTCTTGCACTAAATACTCCATTAAACAAATTTTGTTCTGTTGTAAAACTTGAATTATCTTGAGATGTTTGTACTTGTAATTTACTTTTTGTACGATCACTACCAGCACCGTCAAAATTACCTCTTGCATCTAAATCAGGAATTGAATCAAACTGATCTGATATATTAAATCCTTCACTAATTACGTGTCTTTTTAATCTTATATTTTTATAGACAGCCTCAAAATCTAAAACAGATGCAAATTCATAAGTGCCAGTTAAATTTGACGCTGGGTTAGAAAGTTGTAATGAATTAGAACTAACAGTGACATTAGTTTTATTCCCACTAAAAGTTGGATTTTCTCTAAAATCAAGTCCACTCGCATTTTTTAATTGCAATTCATTTTCCATTTCTGGAAGTGCTAATTCAACTTTTGCCTCTGTTACTGAAAACCTACCACCTATATCACGAAATTTAAGAGAATAAGTGCCTGATAAGGCTGGCAATATCGCTTCATTAGTTGCTCCATTTATATTTTCATTTAATGTATTTGAATTTGCAAATGTAGCTGAAGAAACTGAGCGAGGAGTATGTCTTATTTCACAAGCCCCGCCAAATTCAACATCAAGACTAGTTGTCTTTGTCCATGATAATCTTACTTGTGAATTATTTAATGGCTCTATCTCTAAACCTGTAGGATTTTCAGGAACAGCAGTAAGTCCAACAGTATTAACTGTGATTTCAGTAGGAGTTGAACTTCTTTTGTTTCTAGAGTTAATTGTATAAATTTGTATCTTGTAAGTTCCTGCTTCTGAAGGGATTATTGTATGTTCAGATAATTGCTTAAATAGAGAAACAGGGTTTTCGTCATCTTTTATATAAATGAGTTCATAACCAGAGGCACCCTCTACAGATTGCCAATCAATAAACAATTTTGGAACTGGCCTTCCATCAACCTTAATAATTGATTCTATAATAGCTTTTGATCCATCTGTTCCGTTTATTATTTGTGGTGATGGCAAAAGGCTTGTAAGAATACTGATATTTTTTTCTGGTAGTTGTGTTCCATCTTCAACTTCTAAATATTTATTTTCATTAAAATTAATTGCTGTAATAGTATAAGTTTTTTTTGTATTTTCTTTTATATTTATAACTGAAAATGCTTGAACTGGTATTTGACCAGATTCAAGAATAAAAGGGCTATTGACTAGTGGTGCAGATGTAAAATTTCCTGATACTTTCACTACATTACCTGTAACATAATCATCTATTGTTTTTGTTTCAACAGTGCCATCAGCTAACATACAGCTTATTTTTGCATTATTACTTGTATTTGGTAAATTTGTAGCTCCAGCATCATCTAAAGTTATTTGATCTATATTTGAGTTACCCTGACTAGAGCTAACTGCTTTAACAAGACCGCCTCTCCTCGTTGAAGATTTTACCCTATCAGCAATACCTATGACATCACCAATTCTTAAAACAGATCCAGCCGCAATATTTGTTTCAAAAACAACTGACTCAGTTTGATTTTGTTGTGTTTGTAAAAACCATTTACCAACTCTTTGTGCTTGACCTCTTGAAGTAGTACCAAAAGTATTTATTGTTTTTGTCTGTGTTCCGTATTTTGCTTTTGAAGTAGCATCTTCAACAGTCACATAATCTATTTCTTGCGTATTTAGGTCAAAATATGAAACATTAATAACATTAAATCTAGTTTTTGATGATGTACCAGAATAAGTAAAAGCTCCTTCAATTACATTTGCATTGTTAAAAACATAATCAAAAGATACAGCACTTGGGTTGTCATGGTCTTTTGGTGCATCTTGAGCAATTTTTATTGTACCTTCTTCGTAATAAGGCATTGCTCTCATTACAGAACAGACATCTTTTATCAATGTCATTGCATCACGCCTATTATTAATATTTACATTTATTGAAAAACGTGGCTCTTGTCCGCCATTACCGTCATCAACTAAAGCAGAACAATAGGTACTGACACTATAAAATGTATATGGATCTAATTCAGATTCAGGAATCGCACACCCACTTGTTGTATCGGTGAGAAGATCATATAAAACCCATGCAGGGTCACTTGTCCAAGCTTTATCTGTTTTAAAAGTTCCATTGAAAGTTCCGCTATAAGTTAACCTTCCAGTTGCTAACTCTACTGTTCCATTATCTGGTATCTTGACAAGTTTTCCTCTTATTCTGAAAAACCTAGCTGGCGTATTTGGAAATAATTCAGAGCTAAATCTTAATGCTGTGTATGCAATGTTTGGATAATTATGTGGCTCTCTTATAATTTTTCGCATTTCTGCTAGTCGCATTGTATTAAAAGTATTTGAATCACCTTGCACAGTGCCTCTTTCAACACTTATGACTACAGGAAAAAATGAACCTGACGCACCAGAAGTATTTGTGTTGTAGTTATCTAAAAGCCTTAAATCAATTGAATAATCTCTTGTGTATGGGTTAAAACTTCTACCTATTACATTTTCATCAATCAAAAGCTGTGATGAACCATTGTTAGGATTAGCTTTAATAATAACTTTTACAAGTGAAGAAAGTCTATTTCCTGTTTCTGTATCTATTCTAAAAAACTGGTCAAATTTAACTTTTACTTGGACAGTATCTATTTCAACATCAGAAATAGTCCCTGATCTGGGTATGGCTGTCCCACCTTGAGGAAAAGTACACTCTTGTCCTTTATCCCCTGTAATTACTTCTGAAGATTGTTTTTCAGCTGCAAAAAGCACCTTATTATTTATAGTGCCATCTTGAGAATCAAATTGTATTCTATTTCTTAAATAATTAAATTCAGAATCGGCTGGATTTGTATTATCGGCATCAGCTTGTAAAACAGCAGTTTTATTTAAAAACAAATCTTTTAAAAAAGCATTTTTATATGCAGTACTTGTTTTATCTGTAATACCAGCTTTACTTGCTGTTGCACTTCCTTCTATTTGACCTTCTGCTAAAACATCAACGACAGTACCAAAATCAATTGATTTTAAAGCTGTTGTTGGCGTAAGTTGTATTGAACCAAAAAAAACCTCTGATCCATCAGTAGGTGTACTAAAAATTAAAGTTCCCATTTAATTATTCTCCAATTTAACCTTGAGGCAAAGTATAAGTGGCCTGTACACTGTCTACAGAGGCACTAACAACGGTGCTACCTACTAAAACTTCGCCATAAACAATATTAATTGGAACACCCTGCTTTGTATTATTTAATAACCCAGTAAAAACATAGCTTGTGTCTTGTGGATCTTCTTGCCTTCTTGCGTTAGGGTTTACTGGATCGGGTGTTAATAAATCAGTAATACCAGTAATTAATAAATTTGTTCCAATAATAGTTAAACCAGTTGAAATAATACCACCTAAAACAGTAGCCGTAAATGCTGCGGTTAAGGCACTTTGAGCAGCTAACGCACCTATACCAAATAAAATTGGTATAATCTCGCCATGAACTACAGGTATAATTTTAATATCACTCTCCGTATACATATCAAGTAATTCTTCAGTAACTCTTAGATCACCAGCCATAATACAATATTCCTGATCTTTTATATGTTCTTTTACACCTTTAAAATTATTAATAAGAAAACTAAATGCTTTTTTAGGGCTGTCAGCGTTTATCTCAAAACTAGACTGACCAACAAATTTTCTTAATCTGCCATAAATAGTTAATTTAATCATTTATTTCAGATGGATATACAACAATAATAGACTCTGATTTAGGTTCAACAAGATAAAAAGGTAAATCTAAATACTTACAGGCCATTCTATCAGTATGGCTAAAAGCTAAATCTCCGTCAGGGTGGCTGTGTACTATACCAAGGACTTCTCCCTGATCTTCTCCGTTTGCATAATCCAAAGGATCTATAACAAATGATTTTTCTTTATATGTTCCAGATATATTTTTACATTTCCAATATGTTTGAACACCATCAAGATCAATAATAAGTCCACAACATTCTTCTGGATATACCTCTGTGGCATGGTTAAAAGCATCTGTAGCCCATTTATATTTAATCATTAGACAAATGTACCTACAGCAGGGAATAAGTCTCTTGTCACGGTTCTCTGAGGTATTAACCGATTTTCTAAATCATGGGCTGCTGTAAGTTCAAACTGAACAATCTGTCTATTTTCAATTGCTTTTCTATCAATAACAAATATCTCATCACGCAATCTATCTGCACTAGGAGTGCCAAATGGATTTACAGGGGGATTATTATTAATGGGAAGAAAATTATCATTATCTAAAGCAGAGGCAAGTGGCATTTTTCTTGTAAGTTTTGCACCTATTAAATCATTATGAGGAGTAACTTGATTTACTAGTTGTAAAAAATCACTCATAGTAATGAGAAGACCTGTTGCTGGATTTTGTACAATACCGCCTAAATTTGAAAATGTAATTGTTGGCCTTGCAATAACTCCAGTGCTGTTCTTTTCAAAACCTTGGGTCTGTACTGCTACCCTTTGATACGAATTTGATTGAAATATTATTTCACCAAAAGAATTAAGATTTGCACCAGCATGAAACCTGTAAACAGTAGGCAAATTTTGTGGGTTGTTTTTTGCAATATGTGTATTAACAGTAAGCTCTAATTCAAAAAGTTCAATGATAGAACTTGGGTTTATTTTATTTAGTTCAGCAAAAGGGATAGCCATTACGCCTCAAACACCTCTCTAAATACACAGCTTAATCTTACTCTATTAAGAAATGGAATTGTTCTTGGAAAAGAAGTACAAACAAATTTTCTAGAAGATGTTTCACTAGGCAATGTAAAATTAAAAGATGCACCATCTTCTACTCTGTCATTTAAAAAACCTATTGCTGATGTTGCATCAGTTTGCGAAAGTTCAAAAACTAAATTAACAGATAAAGGATTTTGATTAAGCCCCTCCGTTAACCGTTGTTCAAACCCATCACCAAAGCTCAAAATATTTACTTTAGGTTTTGCATCAATCCTAGTATTATAAACAGGCTTTAAATTATCGAAAGGGTTAGACATTAGCTTAATAAACCTCCAGATCGTTTTTGGTTTATTATCTCAGCTTGTATTGCAGCTGCAAGCTGTTCTCCAAACTGGTTAGCATTAGCATCATCGCCTTGAACGGCTGTACCAGTGGCATCAACATTTACAACAATGTTATTAGTAACAGATTCACCTCCTATTTTACTATTTGGAATTACTGTGCCACCCCTTGCTCCCATCTGTAAAATTTCTGGGCCTTTTTCACCTACTAAAAAAGTACCGCCTGCCGTAACTGGCCCACCTCTTTCCCTTTTAAATATTTTTCCAATAAATCCACCGATACTATCACCAATACCACCTAACGCACTTTCTAAAGCAATATCTATTATTTTATCTCTTATTGAATTAAGAACATTACTCATTGCGTCCCCAAACGATTGCGCACCTGTAATAGCATCCTTTAAATTATTTTTAATATTCGATTCTATTGCGTCACCAACTTCTTTAAATGTATCTTTTAATTTTTTGGCTTCTTCTGCATTTTTTTTAATTTGTTCACCTTTAAGTTTGTGCTGTAAATTTTGTTCTTGTAAAATTTTAAGTTCTTCTAATTCTTTCCCTTCAAATTTTTTTTCAAGGTCTGCAATCGCTAATTCATGCTCTTTTCTTATTTTTGCTTCTTCTGTTAATTCTTTTGATATTTTATTATTTTTTTCCAAAGAAGCATTTGAATCCGTCAAATTTTTCTTTATCATTTCAAATTCTTTGCTTAAATCTCTTAATTTTGCATCTTCTAAACTAAGTTTTAATTTGTCAACTTCCTCTTTTGCTTTTTGAATATCACCCGCTAAACCTTTTCTTGTTGTTCTACCTTTATGACCGCCCATTCTTCTAGCATCTTCAAGCGCTTTTTGTAATTCTTTAACTTTTGCTTCAGCTTCTTCAATATTTCTAGTTATTTCTGCCGCGCTTCCAAATTCTAAAAGATCGTTAAATTGTTTTTGTTCTGCATTTGCTTTCATCAAAGCGGCGGCGACAAACCCAAGTCCAATCACTAATAAACCAATTCCAGTTTTTGCAATAGCAATTTTAAATGCGGTAGCCGCAGCGGTAGCTGTAGCAAATCCCGCTGAAGTTGCCGCAAGTGTGGCTTTATAAGCGACAAGACTTCCAAGCCCAATTTTTGACGCTACAGTTATTCCAATAAATCCCGCTTTTAATGCCGCTATTTGTGCGCCTACTATTGGAACAACAACTGCGATTCCTTTTATAGCCGCCGCAATTCCAATAAATGTAAATGTAACTGTTCCCGCTTCGCTATCAACAAAGCTGACGACTCCTTCAACCAATTCTGTCAAACCTTTAGTTGCTTTTAGAACTACGGGTAATAATTTATCGCCAAGTGTTAACTGAAGTTCAAGAACAGCATTATTAAATGCTTTGAATGTTTCGGCAGGCGAAGCATCCATGATCGCGCCAATTTTGTCTGCGCCTTCATCCGCTGATTTTGCCAAGGCTCTCAAAATGATGTCAGATTTAAGCAATCCTTTTGACGCAAAATCTTTTAACTTACCTGAAGCAATGCCAGTTTCGTCTGATATGGCTTTTAATAGTTGCGGAACCTGTTCTGCGATACTTCTAAATTCATCCCCTTGTAGACGCCCAGAACCTAAACCCTGTGCAAGCTGTGTAAACGCTGCACTTGCTTCTGTTGCATTTAATCCAGCTAATTTTGCAATCGTGTTAAAACCGATAAAAGTAGTTTCAATATCTTTTAAGGAAATACCAAGCGGCCTTAATCTCGCAAAAATATCTGTTACACCTTTTGTAGCTTCAACTATTGATAAATTAAACCTGTCTTGCGCCTTTGCGACTAATTCTTGCGCCCCTGCAAATTCACCAAATTCTGACGTCAAAACTTTCATTCTTAATTGTAAAGCCTGAAAATTTGAAGCCGTATTAACAGCTTGTCTTGCAACAGCCGTGAAAGCAACACCCGCAAATGCAGCCTTAAGTTTGCCTAAATTATTCTGTAACCCCGTTGATTGCGCCTGTACGCCTTTTAATGCTCTTGTGGCTTGTGAAGCATCAACTGTAAGTTTTACATTAGCCTGTGCCACAAATTAACAAAACCTTTTCTTATATATTACCCTCTATTTGCTCTTTGACGATTTATTTCTCTTTTTTCTCTTTCATTCTTAACTTCATAATAGCCAGCCCAATATATAAGTTCTTCTTCTGTGATCAAAGAACGTAATTCTTGAATAGTTTTACCTAATTCTGTTGCGAGAAAAAATTCAAAATTTATCCAATTATCTCGCGATATTATTTTTTTGCTGTATCAACATTTAATTGAATATCAAACATAAAAAGTTCGATTTCGTTCAATACATTTTCTGGAAGTTCTCTTTGTAGGTTTGGCGCGTCAGCGGGTGCAAATGCTTTTGACCCATCTTCTAATTCTGCATTTTTACAGAGAAGATAAGTTGATATTGTCAAAGCATCATCTGTATTTGCCGCCGATTGTGCGCGAACACGATCATCCCTTGTCAAAGGTTTAAAAAATAGATCAACAATTTTTTCTCCGTTTTTATTTTTAAATTCATATTTTCTTCTGGCTGTCATCTGATCTTTATAAGATTCAGTTAACAGGTCAATAGTTCTTTTGTTTGGCATTGGTTGATTAGTTGACTAATAAACTCAATGTATCAGATTTCGCTTGTTATAGTACCGCTTGTTATAAAACTGATATTTATTATTTGAACTTCGCCAAGTGTTGCGCCATATTCAGCGTTTGTGATAATCCCCGCAAAGCTAATTTTTTTTGCAGATGTATCTTTATCAGGAAATAATTCAAATAAAGCATCAGCATTATCGCCTGTAGTTAAAACATCATCAATAAATGTTGTATAGCCTGCACCTGTTTCTGATGGATTATAAAGAAGTTCCGCTGAACCTTCTCCCGCTATCAAACCACCGATATTTGTTTTAAAAGTATCGCCTTGTTTTGTTGTTTCCATCGTGTCCTTTGTTATAGACAAAGACCATGATCTTGTTTGCCCAACGTCAGCTTCGGTGCCGCCCGCATTTTCAAACATAATTTTACCGACATCACCCTTGATAGCCATAACAAAAAGAAGTATTTATTTTATATTAACCTTTTTTAGGTTTTTTCACATCTTTTTTTAATTTTTCTTGTGTTTCCATATATCGCTTACAACGACCATCCCAATAAGCAGGGTCACGGCGACCTTTCACAGCTTCAATTGCATCAAGCATTTTTTCTGTAATTTCCATTAAAGTTCCTCAAAAATTTCAAAGGTCATGCGTAATTGCGTTTGAAATTGACCTTCAGGGATAGGATTATTTATAACCTCTGGCCCTATTGGGCTATCAAAGATTACATTTGAAACTGTAATTCTATTAAATAAATCACGCAACCTTTTTCCTATTTTATAGTTATCTCCAGCCCCAATCCCTTGAGGTGTAAAAATATTAAAAACAACAATACCACTTATTCTATTAACACCGCTGGCACTTCCTAATGTTAAATAATTATTTTCACCAAAACTTGTGAGACATTGCACAAAAGTTGTAGCAGTATCACTATCAAAAAACATATTATTAAATATGACACAT